CCAAAAATGCAGCCTTTCGATTGGACGCGTGATAATTTCGAAAGGTGGGTGGCCAAGTTTAGTCCTGCGGAGCAACAAAGGATGAATGAGGCCCTCTTGCGTTTGTCGGATCGTGACTTCCGCACTCTTTCAACCAGGTCGCTTATGGTGAAGGGTGAAGTGCTTTTAAAACGGAACGATCCGACTTGGGCTCCGCGCATTATCTACGTTGGTTCCGACGAGTACAACGTCGTTACGGGACCTCTTCAAGATGAGTTCAATAAACGTTTGAATTGCGCGTTTGACGAGTTTTCGTGCCCGGAGGTTGAGGGTGTTTGTTTCGCCTATGCTAAAAAGGACACAGTCATAGCCGACTTCATGGCTGGCCCTGGTAAGTTTTATGAAGGCGATTTTTCAGCAAACGACAAAAGCCAACTCCGTCAGGTTCACGAAATCTTTGCCTACTGGTTAAAAGTTAGTGGAGCGCCGTTATGGTATACCAAGTTGTACCGAAAGTTATCCAAGACATTCAACGTTGTTTCCTATGAGTACGGTTTGTCAGCCACCTTATTTTATCAATTGGCCACGGGTGGGACTGATACCACTGGACGCAACACTGTATGGAACGTTTGTCTTTGGTATAGCTTTTGTGTTGACAAGCGCATTCTTGGTACCCGGATAGCAGTGCTAGGCGATGATGTTGCTGCCCGTACAGGAGATAAGGGAGTGCCTGTGAATGCATGGATCGAGCATTGTGCCTCTGCTGGGATGACGCTTAAGGCGCGCGAGCGGAGGTTGTATTGTGATCTTACCTTCCTATCTAGGTTTTTTGTACCTAAAGGGTCCCAGAATGTCATGGTACCGCTCATTGGCAAGGCTTTGTGCAGGTTCAATGCACGGGCTAATCGCAATCAAGATGTCAGTGATGCTGAGTATATGGCCGGCAAGTCCCTTTCCTATGCATACGAGTTTCGTCACGTCGGCTATCTGCGTGACCGTTTTTTGCAGCGATTTAGATTCACGGGAGTGGCGATTTCGCGCGTTAAGTTGCTCGATTTAACTTGGTTTGCACGCCAGGACGTTTCTGGTACCCAGGACGTTTTACAAGCCGCACTTAATGACGATCTGGTCCTCTCTGATGATGAATTCCTGGAAGTGGTCATGGCCAAGTACGACATCGGCCTCTACGATATGGACTATCTCTGCGATCGGCTCATCCTTGAAGACGTGCCTTCGGTCTTCTCTGATGAAAGATACTACGCATTTGAGCAC